GAAGTTGAGGTAGAAGTCGAAGTTGAGGTAGAAGTTTTGGTACCTGAACAATATCCTCTATGGGTTCAAGCTGTAATTCAACCCAAGCTTGCAAACGGAATAGACATCCTCTGGGTTGTTGATCCGTCTGGTTCTATGTCTAATGATATGCCTCAAGTAGCCGCTGGTGTTGCTCAAATGATGGCTGCTTTGCCATCAAACATTTTCTGGAGATTGGAGATCATCTCAACGGATTATCTTGTTTCGCAAAGCATGAGTTCTTTTCCTTTGTTGCCGGGAGATGCCGCAATGGATGCGCAACAACAGCTAAACAATAATGTTTCGGGCCATAGAGAAGGAGGTCTTGAATCTGTTATGAATTTTATGGACCAAAACCAAGATGCGTATCAATGGTTGCGTAGCGACGCTGCGCTTTTGATTGTTTTCGTTTCCGACGAAGATGACTGGAGCTATTCACTTCAAGGTAATCAAGCTGGTCAATTTATTGATTGGTTGAAGGTAAAAAGAAACATTGTATATGTTACGGCTATTGTAAATGTTGATAATTCTATTTCCGAGTGTCCCGGATTGTTTAATCCTGTCCTTGACGTGGGTCAAGAGTACATGGACGTTGCAAATTTTTTTGGCGGAGCAACCATAGACATATGTGCTGAGGATTGGTCGCATGGTGTGGCTCAGGCATCAAACCAATTGCAATTGTTTGAGGAAATCGCATTGGATCATGTTCCGGTCTCCTCTTCTCATATTGAAGTTTTTGTTGACGGGTCAATCTGGACCGACTGGACTTATGATGCGGTTACAAATACTGTTTTGTTCACTGTGGTTCCTCCGGAGGAGGCTCTGATAGAAGTCGTCTACAATTACCTATAGTAGATACTATTTATTGCAGGAGTTTTCAATGAAGATAAAAGTGTTAAAAGAAGCGGATGCCACGGCTCCGATGCAAGGTGGGTCTGTTCAAGCTGAGAAGCCTACTTCTGCTTTGCAGATCTTGGATGCTAAGGGATATGATGTCACCTATGCCCTAGGAGAAGGTGAATACGGCAAAGTTTTTGCTGCTTATGACGATAATGATGTTGAGGTAGCAATAAAAATAATGAGCGGAGATAACCCTAAAGGACAAGCCGCAATAGACAAAGAAATTGAAAACTATACAGCAGTACAAAGTGCTCGTGAACAGAGTGATCTTGTCGCCAAACACTTCCCAGAGGTTTATGAAACCTTCAAGGAAGATAGCTATGGCTTTATTGTTATGGAAATCCTATCATCGGGCAGTGCAGAGGATGTTGAAATCTCTGATTTGTTCTCTGGTCCAGAAGGCTTGGTGGATGCTAGGAAAGATTTGATAGCAAGAGGTGTCTATAAAGACTTTTCAAGACGCTTGTTTGCTTTTTTTAATGATAATGATAGAAGAAACGCCCTTGTTGATACGCTATTCAAAGGAATTGACTACAAAACTGCTGATCCTGAAGTAAGAGAGATGTTTGAAAGCGTAGTTTCTCAAATGAAAGAGGTTGCGGATCTCTGGAGAGGGCCTTATGATCAAATGTCAAACGAAGAAGCGAGAGAGCAATATCGTTCAGATGTAATGAAAATGGAAAATGAGATAATTCCTGCTGGGAACATTGAGCTGGTTGCTGATTTTGATACCAAGAAAGAATTAACTGATAATCTTTGGGCTTATTATATATTTCTAAAGATGTTGGAAAGGTTCAAGAAGCAAAATGATTATATGTATGAGTTGTTTGCTGGTACTATTATAGAAAATTTCATGGATCTTATCAGAAAGGGTTCTCCTATTCCAATTCATAGTCGCCCAGAAAGGCGTCTAGCAGACCGAGGAGGGGCTCCGGAGGAGATGGCTGGTATAAGCGACCAAGCTAAGTCTCTTTTGGCTGCTATTGATGAAGTAGAACGTCTTACAGGACTTGCTCCTAGAGATATGCACGATAAGAATGCTATGATTAGACCTTTGGGCGGTGATATAGTTATCGTTGATCTAGGTTTGTTCAAGCCAAGAACAGAAGTTAAAGAAATAATCAAAAAAGATGATGATAAATATGTTGTTTATCCAAAATCTGGTGGTAAAAGACTTGGAACCCACCCTACAAAAGAAAAAGCTCAAGCACAACTGGTTGCTATAGAGATAAATAAAGCACAAAATGAATCTAAGGAAACAAAAAATATAAAAATAAAGATAAAAAATCTAAAAACGGAAACAAGATCTTAATCTTGTAAGAAGTGGTAGTATTTTATGCCACTTTTTATACCATTTGGTATAAATTTATACCACAAATCATTAAAACTGGAGGAAAAATGACAAATGGAAATTTTAATTGAATCATTAGCACAATATGGACCACTAGGTCTCTGGACTGCTTCACTTCTGTATGCTAACTACCAGACTCGTAAAGATGCCAAAGAAGAAGAAAGACTTTTACAAGATAAAGTTATAGATAAGCTTCAGCAACAACATATAATGTTAGAAAAAGCATTAGATAAGCTAGATCAAGGTCTTTTAACTATGGAAAAGAAATACCAAGAAGAAAGACTTAGAAATTTAAATAATAATAATCAGTAATTTATTTAATATTAATATTATAATATATATAAAGAAAATTAATAAAAGAAAAGCTTGACATATTCCTCCAAGAATGTTATATTTAATGTGTATCGTTTGATTATTCAGTAGTATTAATAATATAACATACAATTGGAGATAGTGCAAGTGAAAAATAATAAAAAAATAGTTAGTTTTGATTTTGATAATACGATAGCCGTTACTTATATTGACATGTCAGATGAAGATAATTTAAAACCAGTCTTTCTAGAGTACAATAATCACATAATCAGTAAAATTCAGAATCATATTTCTGCTGGGGATGAGGTTTTCATTGTAACTTCCAGATTTAGAAGTCTAGAAGAACTCTATCCAACTCATGATGTCCCTTATCATTTGGAACAGCTTGGTTTGAGGAGTTATTTTTGGCCAAACCGTGTTTTCTACATGGATGGTGGACTAAAAACAGAGAAATTAAAAGAACTAAACGTTGATTTACACCATGATGACTCCATGGAAGAGATTTTGGCCTGTAAAAAAGCAAATATCCCAGTAAAAAACCCTTATGATTATTACCCTGATGCAAACATTGTTGGAAAATCTGTTATTTTTGATGTAAATGACAAGGTCCTTCTTCTAAAAAGAGGAGATGAGGGCCAAAAATGGGACCTGCCGGGCGGTCATGTTAAGGAAATAGAGATAAAACGAGGTGCTTTCGGACTTATTGGTGGCCTAGAAAGAGAAGTCGCCGAAGAAACAGGGCTAATTTTACCAAATGAACAGTTTTATTATGACTTTCCCAACACCTATAAGGACAGAACTAACCAAATTCACGTTTATTTATCAAAATTAGAAGAATCAGAACCAACAATTGACCTAAATGTACAAGATTTTCAAGAAAATATAGCATTTGAGTGGGTTGAAATCCAAGATTTACACAATTATAAGAGCCCAGCAACGTCAGTCTTGGTACAAGTTATAGAAAAATTGACTTCCGAGGGCCGAAAAATAACAAATGAAGAGAAATACCTTATGTCACAACAGAAAAATTGGAAAAATATGAAGAAAAAGCTCATAGGATTGGGTAAAAATAAAGAAACAGGAGGCGGTGAGGGACACACAAGACCAAAAATGACAAAAGGTAAGGCCGCACCACCCGATTTTGCAGTACTTGAGGAAGAAGAAACTAAAAAAAAATCAACAATTAAGATAAAAGTCATCAAAAATGAAGAAAATCTTGATGAAAAGAAGAAAAAACGACGAAAAAAGAGAAAAAAGAAGAAAAAATCAAGAAAATCTCCCGCATACTACCCCTATTTTGATGTCTTTGACTCTGCTGATGGCGGTTCCGGAGGAGATGGAGGAGGAGAGTGATGGAAAAATGGCTTAAATTCGCTGTATTATACATTTTCTTTATGATTTTTTGGTCTATTTGGGGTGTTGAAAGCACCATAATAACCATTTTACTACTTATTTTAACATCTTTAGATGACATAGAAAGGGATAATTAATGAAAAAAGTAGACCATATAGCACTTGGAGCCTCTGATATAGACGCAAATAGGAAGTGGTATGAAGATCTTCCTGAGAATGGAGAACACCATGAACACAGGGATGGAACAATAGGTGTCTATAAGCAAGATTTACATGGAAACTGGGTGGAGTTTATTCGGTATTCAGAGCAAGCCAAGACACTTATGGAATAAAATGTCACTTGGAGAGTCGTATAATATACAATTTCAAATCGGTGATTATGTTACTTGGCGAACATTAAGCCATGAAGGTGAAGAATACTATTCGCAATACTACGGTATTGTTACTGAGATAGTTCATTATAGGGACAATGTGAGACCGGTATTTTATGCCAAGGTATTGGAGAACAAAACATCTGATACTTTTTATGTAGTTCTGTCCTGCTTAACAAAAGTGGAAACTAATTAGAGTATGACTTGTAAAGTACACAACAAATCAAATCAAGATACCTCAGAAATAGAACCTCTTATACAGGAACTGTATGGTTTTGCTAATAAGAGATTTTCTTTCAAGAATAGTCCAAAGATTATTTTTGTTTCTGATTCAAACAATCATCCTACTCTGGGAAGGACCGGTTACTATGATCCTAATGGCGGTCAAATTACTATTTTTGTAGACAACCGCCACCCAAAGGACATAATGAGATCAGTTTCTCATGAACTAATTCATCATTTACAGAACGAGCGAGGAATGTTTGATCAGTCTTATGAAACAGGTGTTGGATATGCACAGAATAATCCCCATCTGCGAAAAATGGAAGAAGAAGCCTATTTAGAAGGTAATATGTGTTTTAGAGATTGGGAAGATCAATACAAGTCTCAGAACTTAGATATTTTTTATGAAAGGAGAATTTACAAAATGTCAACAAAAAATTGGAAAAACAAAGAATTAAACACCCTTCTTAACGAGCGTTGGGGTTTTGGAATGAACCTAGGCAAGCTTAATGAAAGCACTAAGCCTGATTATCTAGATCTAGATAAAGATGGTGATAAGGAAGAATCAATGAAGGATGCTGCCGAAGATGCTAAACTTGAAGAAGAAGTTATAGAAGAATGTGGCTGCGAAGAACCAGCAGAACAACACATGGCTCCTTGTGACATGCACGCCGCTGAGCCTGCTGCAATGGTTTATGAAGAAGGAGAACTCCCAGCAGACAACCCTGAAGAACAAGCACTAGCAGATCTTCTAGAGGATATGTTGGACAAGCTTACAATTGAGCAGCTTAGAACAGCGTTAAAGCTCAAGGAGCAAGGTAATTTTGAGAGTGAAAAATAATGAAAAAAATTATTGAAATAACTTCAATTGAACAGTTGGTAGAGATGTCTTCAATGGGATCTGGCGCCGTGCAGGTTGCTGCTGGAGCACCAAAGGAAGAAGAACAAACAGAAGCGCTTCTTCGGCAATACATTCGCAACAAGATCAGATCAATAAAAGAATCAGAACAACTTAAGGAGCAACAACTTCGAAGTGTTATAAGAAGGTATATTAAAGAAGCAAAAGAAACTGCTAATCCTCATCCAAATACCGGCATAAACAAACTCAGAGATGCATTTCGAAAGGCCAAACCAACTATTAAAAGTCAGTTTCAACAACTCACAAGCTCCGCTGAACAAAGAGAGTCTTTCATTGCACATTTGCTAGCAGCATTTGTTAGGTTGTTTGAACAACTTGATGCTATCAATGCAACAACATACGAAACTCCAACAGACATAGCAGAACCAGAAACCTCAGAACCAGCAGAACTCTCTGCTCCTGATCAAGGCTCTTTGGACGCAATAGAGAAAGAAATAGACAGTCTCTTAGAAGCAGTAAATGTTGAGATAGATGATGACATGGACATTGTAACTGCGGACGTAGAAGCAGAAAAGCCAAAATCTCAAGTTGAAAAAGATTTTCAAAAGAAGAAAGACCAAGAATCAGAAAGAACAGAATTTGCCGCTGGTTTAGAAGGAGAGATAACAGGTCGTAATCAAGCATTTGATGCTTTTCGACTAACTCAGTCTTACTTCTCTGATGCCTACCTAGATCTCGCTGATGACCTTGATAAAAAGATGTTCAAAGATTGGTGTTTATACAATTTAGATCTTCTCTTAAGTTCTTTTGCTGAAGAAATTGACCCAAGATTAAAGAAACCAGAAATTGGTTCACCAGAAGGTGTTTAATGTGGCAGAGAAAAAATCAAGAATATAAGGGCAAAAACTCTGATTATTCTTTTATCAATAAATTAAAAAAAGAAAAGAAGATAACTGACGAGTTTGAAGTCATGTTATCTTCTTTAACTTTGGAAGAAGTCATTTCTATTAAACTAGAGTTGTCTTCTCGCTTTATTAACAATAGATTATATAATTTTCCTATCTGGTCTTCTCTCAATAGTATGATAAAAGAAGCGGTGTTAGTCTATGCTCTCTCCGCTTGTCGCTCCTATTCTGACATGGCATCATTTCTAGGTATAAACCAGAGAGAATTAAAATCTCTTTTAAAAAAGTATGATCTTGAGCTTGACAAATAATCCTATTCGTGTTATAATTTTATTATGACAACAGGAGGATTTATGTCAGAAACAACAGAACAACAGATTAACAGAATAATCACAGAGTACAAAGGTAAGGGCGGAGATGAGGAAGCCGAGTGTATTCTAATAGACAACAACATGGATAAAAAAGAAAAATTCGTCACAGTATGGGGCTGTAATCATAACATTTCTAAAATTGCAGCACGATGCCGAAAAGACATTCTAAAAATAGAAGAAGATGGCTCGGGCGTGTCTCTTTTCATCCATCGACGAGCCTTTAGGGGAGTTGTTTATGCGTTTCGCAATACAAAATAAAAATTTTTCTTTAATTGTAAGAAGAGTCATAGTTATTTTAAAGGAGGCGTACAAGATGAGCAAAGAAATTAAAGAAAACGAACCGATCAGCTCTGAAGAGATGATCGTTAAAATAGCAAAAATTCTTAAGAATGGGCTGTTTTTAGGCAAGATGTCTTTGGATAAGCAAAAAGAATATGAAGCAAACATAATACAACATGTAAGTGAAAGTCCATATTATCTGGCTTATTATGATAATGAAACTGGAACAATTTTTGTTGAGACTAAAACTTTTGAACCTCTTTTGTGTGTCGATGTGACATCAGATTCTATTTATTTCTTACCTCTTTCAAAAAAGAACTATTATGAGCCATTTATGAAAGTTATGGAGTTTGTATGGTTGGAACGAAAAAGGTCAAAAGAAAAACAAGAAACCGAAGAACCTCCTCCAAAAAAGGAAATTCCCAGTTTCGACTTTCTATAGGAACTGTTAAAATGAAAATGTTTTATTTAAATCGCCTTGAGGATGAATCCGGTGTCTCTGGCACTGGACGAGTCGCTCAGGGCTTTATTTTTGACAATGGTAAGGTTGCTTTGACTTGGCTGTCTGAGCACCCTTCTGTTACTATTTATGATAATATTGGAGAAGTTAGAGCAATTCACTCTCACGATGGAAAGACTGAAATTGAAATGATTCCTGATTACAAGCGCGCATTCAATGAATTTAAGTCTTTTATGGAAAACTTTTCACTTTTAGAAAACTTCAGTGCAAGAGCACCAGTAGACTCTGCGGCTGCGAAACTGATTGTAAAAAACTAGATACTATGTGGAAGACAAATTGTACACCCTGAAACTCGACGCCTCTTGGAGGCCCATAGAGATAGTTGATGCCTATAAAGGCTTCAATTTGGCTTATTCTGGCCGTGCAAATGTGGTTGAGCACCATACACACCAATCCTCAAAAACAGTTCAATTTCCTTCGGTAATTGTGCTAAAATCTTACATAAGTGACCGTAAATTATCGATAACGTGCAACCGAAGAAATGCTGCGTGGGTATATAATTACACTTGTCAATATTGCGATCAATCATTTAAATTCTCCGCCCTTACTATGGATCATGTTATTCCAAAGTCTAAGGGCGGAGATTCTAGCTGGTGGAACATCGTTATTGCATGCAAGAAATGCAATAACAAAAAAGGAAACAGATCACCAGCTGAAGCGAATATGAAATTGTCTTGTGAGCCAAAACCTCCAAAGATAACAATTCGCGATTACTACAGATCAATAAAGTTTCCTTTATCATGGTTCAATTTTTTATAAGGAGTTAAAATGGACAATATATCAGATAATCTAATGGCTTTGGCAACAAAGCTTCAAACTTGCGATGAAGAGACAAAAGTCATGTTCGCACAGGTTTTTGAATTAGCAAGAAGACTAGCGGAAGGCGGACTTTCAGTCCAAGAACTTCAAATGCTTGTCATAACAGGGCACCAAGTCTCTCAGAATCCTGAAATGAAGCAGCTCTATCAATACCTTTTTAATATGACTAAATTTGATCCAAACGATACATTTCATTAGACCAAACCAGTCTCTTCGGCTATTTATAGTGAAAAGGAGTTATAGAATGAAGATAACAAAAGAAAGGATCAAGCAAATCATAAAGGAAGAGCTTGATGCCGAGGCATCTGTGGAAACCAAAACCGAAATGGCTAAAAAGTTCAAAGAATTATATACTTTGTTTCCAAGAATAACCGGTTTAGACAATGCAGAAATAGTTCTTCTAAACCAGCTGCTCACAGCTGCTTTGAAAGTTGCTAAGGACGGAAACGCCAAAACGGAATTATCTATGGCTCTTGATAAGCTAGGAGTAGATCTAAATGAATAAGAAAGAATTAGCAATCGGTGCAATCAAGCATCCTATAATCCAAAAGCTTTTGGAAACAAAGCTTGCTTCGTCAAGAGAGATCGTGAGACTTATTTTGAAAGAAGTTGAAGATAGCTACCTAGAGAAGCTGACGTTGTTTTTTCAAAAGCTTGAAATTGAGGATCTTAAGACTTTTGCTGATATTACGCTTGACGACATGAATAATTGGACCTCAGCAGAGGACGATCTATCAGAGGATCAATATAATGTATTGATGGGTATCATAACAAGCAGATTGTCACCCTCAGAGGAAGAAGCGGCCACAGAGCCTATTGAAGAGCCATCAGAGGAACCAACAGCTGAGCCCATAATAGCAACAGTGGAAATAGATGAAGAAACTGCAAACAACTATTCCAATGCATTAGAAGATTTTCAAAGAAAGTTTCTTAATGTAAGGACACTAAGAGAACAAGCAGCAGTGCTTGAGCCTTACTTCAACATCATCAAGAAGCTAGCTGGAAAGCTTGAGCCTGAAGAAGCTAAAGCACTTACTAGAACTCTTGAGGAAGAAGAGGGAAGCAAGCTTAATCGTGACATAGTTAACACTTCTAACATTCTGATTAAGCATATGGACAAGATTGAAGAGGTGCTTCAAGCATTCAAAGAATCTGCTCAAACCGGAACTTTAGGATCAAACAAGCTTTACTTAAAGTATGGCGAAGGAGATCCAAAGAAGTTTCTTATGAAGTTTCTCAAGATTGTCATTAAAGAC